AAACCAACAAGGATTGATAGTTCAGTCGGTAGCAAAACAACTTTCCGGTCTTTCGCCGGTGGCGGGCGAAGGAACAAAAGTCAAGGTAACCGCCGAAGAAGACATTCGCTACTACCTTGAACAAGCTTTTCTTGCGCGCATGGGTCGCAAACCAACCAAGAAAGACATAGACGACGGCATCGCTGCTATTCAATCCAACGAACGCAAGATGGCGGCAATGGGTAGGTCATCCCCATCCGTGGCCGTAGCAGCCAAGGTTCGGGCAGAAAAAGCAAATACGCCGGAGGGTGCGGCATATCAACTTGGCAACGCGATCAAACTGGCGTTTGCGTATTTGGGTGGTGGGTGATGGCCAATAGCGCAGCCAAAGACAAATTCATCAAAGAACAGCTTGATGCGCGCGGCTTGCCCGACAATGCGGCGAATCGAAAAATGCTTGGCAAGCAATACGACAAAATTTATGTGGGTGGCAATCCCAAGGATTGGCGCACATATTTCAAACAACAGTTCCCGCAACTGTCGGGCATGTTGGACGGCGGGGCCGGTGAAAGCGAAGCGCGCCAGATCTTTGGTGACCTCATTGATTTGTTTATTGACGTAGCACAAAACCCGGATGCGTATGACTTTGTGTCGACCGCCGGGCAGGCCGCGTTCAAGGCAAAGGTAGACGCAACCAAGTACGCCCAACAAACCACGCAAAAGCGTGCTGAATGGGACGCCCTGAAGTCGGTTGAAAAACAGGACAGGCTCAAACTCAAGGCCAGCGAACTGCGGGCGCAGTATGCGGGGTTGGGTCTTACGACGACAGAGATAGACAATTTGTCACTCCAGGCGTTGCGCGACGGCCGGGGCGATTTTGAATTGAAGTACCTCGCGTTCGGCAAACTCGCTGATCGCACCGGTGGTGTCCGGGAAACCAAGGAGGGCATGGACCTGGTCGCTACCCTCAAGGCCTACGACTACGATTTCACCGACGACATGATTGAATCGGCGTTGACCGGGGCCACGGTCAATGGTGTCCCGCAGTCATCGGAATTGCTCATCAACAAAGCCAGGTTCGGCGCCAAACAGAAGTATGGCGCTTTCGCCGAGCAGTTTGACCAGGGCTTCACGGTCAACGACGTGTTCGAGCCATACCAGACATTTGCCGCACGGTTGTTGGAAAAACCCATCAGCGACATATCACTAAAAAAGGACATGTACCGCCTGGCTTTGGAGCACAAGAATGAAGATGGTTCTGCAATGAGCATCACCGACTGGTCTCGCAAGTTGAAAACCAACAAAGAGTACGAGTGGCGGTACACGAACAATGCCAATCAGTTGATGTCTAGCGTTGCCTCCACGCTGGAAAGGGCTTTCGGGTTGATTCGATGAGCATGGCTGAGCGCGGTTACGGTGCCGTTGATTTTTCTCAATTTGTGTTGCCCGAAGAAGATTTGGCAACCATCCCGCCAGGGCAGGTTTCGCCACCAGTTGATGCGGCGCAGGGTATTCGTGAATCCATTGCTGGCATGGATGCCGCTGCGCGTGCCGACGCTCTGCGTGGTCTTGGTCCAGGTTTTTTGGGTGAAGATTTTTACAATCAGTACAATCCCGATGGTACGGTTCGCGGTGCCACTAGCACGGTGGTTGTTCCGCCGGTCGTGGTTCCACCCGGCACCGTCGTCCCAGTTGTCCCGCCCGAGTCACAGTCACCACCTACGAATCCGTTTCTCCCACAACAACGATCAGATGCGTTTAGCAGAATGCGTGCGCTGCTTGCCCGGTTTGGTTTGTCCGAACTAGAAGGCGCGGTCAACAGCATCATTACCTCTGGCATGGTTGATCTAGAGGACGCCAACGCCATTGTGTTTGCCCTCCGCGATCAACCGGCATACAAACGACGTTTTGCTGGCAATGCAGCTAGAGCAGCAGCCGGGTTGGCCGAACTCGATCCATCCACTTACATTGGTCTAGAAGAGCAATATCGGCAAATGCTACGAGCCAACGGCTTGGACCCCGAATTTTACAACGACCTCACCGATTTTCAAGGGTTCATTGAGGGCGATGTTTCTCCGGCCGAACTGCAAGAGAGAATCAATCAGGGCTATCGCGCAGTCGCAGACGCCGATTCGGCAGTCAAAGCACAAATGAAGGAGTTGTACAACGTATCAGATGGCGACCTAGCAATGTTTTTCCTCGACCCCAAGCGCGCACAGCCGTTGCTTACCACACGCGAACGCACCCGCAAAGCCCAGGCCGCAGGCATTGCCGCGCGAGGCAAAGAGCAGGGCGGCATACAACTAACCAAGGACGAGGCAGAAGCTCTGGCTGCGCGGGGAATCACCGGCGAAGAAGCTTTCCAACGATTTGGGGAAATGGGCACATTGGCTGGATTGTATGAAAGGCTGTACGGAGAAGAGGACATCAATCGCGAACAACAGCTCGGTGCCACCTTCCGCTACGACACAAGCGCCCTTGATGCCGTCAGGAGACGCCAACGGCAACGCCTGGCCCAGTTTGAGGTTGGCGGTCAGTTTGCCAGAACATCCGGTGCTACCTCTGGCACGGTTGAAACGGGTGCTGGCCTAGCCCAATAACCCCCTTGACAACAATCAAAATGGGGTGGTACGCTGGACGCGTTCCACCAGGGACACCACTAGAGAGCCCCGGCTTTAGTGTGAAACACAAGGGTGACAGCAGCCTTCGGACACCCTCCGCGTCCGAAGTGGGCGAGGAGTGAGACATGTCAGACGTTCACGATTTAGAGGACGAGGCACAAGAACAAACCGGAAAGAATCCAGTTCGAGCAAGAATGAAAGAACTGGAGTCCGAGGTGAAGGCCTTACGAGAAAAGGCCGCAGAAGCCGACAAGCTTCAAAGAGAACTGGCGTTTTCCAAAGCCGGAATCTCGATGGATGCTCCGATGGCCAAGTACTTCATCAAGGGCTACGAAGGTGAGTTCACTCCAGAAGCCATTCGAAAAGCTGCGGAAGAGGCCAATCTGATCCAGGCCCAAACACCTGCTACTCCTACACAGGAGCAACAGGCGTGGGGCAGGATGCAGAAAGCCAGCACTGCTGGACAAACCAGCGAGCCCGTGGTTGATTGGAACCAAAGGATTTCTCAGGCCAAAGACTCTAACGAAGTGATGCAGCTGCTGGCTCAAGCAAGGCAAGAAGCAGAAAAAATCTAGTCCGCAGGCCCCGCGCCTGTCGGGGAAAGTAACAGGTAGAGGCAATGGCCCTTACACAATTGTCGAGTCTTTCAACAGACCAGACAGCATTTGATCGGATTGCGTACTTTGCGCTCCGCAGCGAACTTCTGTTCGACGCGGTGGCAGACGTGATGCCGGTCGCACAAGCAATGCCGGGAACGGCAGTCACCTTCACGATCTTCAACGATCTTGCTGTGGCTGACACACCGCTCACGGAAACAAGCGATGTCACCGCGGTCGCAATGAGCGACAGCCAGGTGACCGTATCACTGACCGAATACGGCAACGCCGTTTCGACGACCGCCAAGTTGCGCGGTACGTCGTTCCTCGACGTTGACGCTGCGGCTGCCAACATTGTCGGCTACAACGCCGGTATCTCGATTGACAGCGTCGTGCGAGATGTGATCTCGGCCGGCTCCAACGTGGTGTTCGGCGGTGGCGGTGCAACCGATCCGGCAAGCCGCACCACGGTCCAGGTGGAAGACACCATCGAAGCGAACGACGTTCGCAAGATCGTGGCTGCTTTGCGCAAGGCAAACGCCGTGTCGTTCGGTGGTATGTACATGGGCTACATTCACCCCGACGTGTCGTACGACCTGCGCCGCGAAACGGGTGTCGCCTCGTGGCGTGACCCGCACGTGTACAGCGATCCCGCGAACATCTACATGGGCGAAATCGGAGCCTTCGAAGGCGTGCGTTTCATTGAGACGCCGCGTGGCAAGATCTTCGAGAACGCCTCGAACGGTTCAGGTTCAGCGGGCACGATTGACGTGTACGCGACCCTGATCATGGGCCGTCAGTGTCTGGCCAAGGCGCACTCAATCGTCGACGGGAACGGTCCGTTCCCGCGCGTGGTGCGTGGTCCGATCACCGACACGCTCTTCCGCTTCCAGCCGATTGGTTGGTACTGGTTGGGTGGCTACGGCTTGTTCCGTGAGGCATCGTTGCGTCGTCTCGAATCATCGTCGAGCATCGGCAACAACTAACCCATAACTCGGTGTGGGGGGTGGGGTTGATCCCCTACCCCACTCCCCGCTTCGTGTAAACTTGGAATCAAATGGCCACATTTATTCCACCAACGGACAACCTGGTTCCCTCGTTGGAGGTGGACACAGACGGACTCGAACTATTGTTGTTCCGCCATTTCGCGCCTACCGCCAGGGGCCGAAACGTGTTCAAACTTGATGACGGCACTTTTACAGAAAACGAACCA